GACACATTTGAAGATATAGAGGCTTAGTTAAAAGCTCTTTAAATGCTGAACGAAGACGAGTTACAAATTTATTATAACGAATCTCTTCACGACGAATACCTTCAGCATTCATTGTATATTGGCCTGCGCCGTTTGCAGAGTCCCATCTTGAATAAGGAATCTTAGAGTCCATTTTCAACTTCTCTTTAAAGTAGTTAAGAAGTTCAGAACCTGACATATTTGGACCAGCATATTCCAATGGAGCAATTTCAATCGCTTGATTTTGGTCATTAACTGGTAAAATATAGTTTTTATAGAATAATAGATTTGGACGTCCGTCTACTTGAATTTCTCCAGTATTAGTATCAAAGAAAATATCCTCTTTCAATTGGTTAGCAAATTCTCTAACGTCTTCTTTTGCTTTATTTAGAGACTTACTTCCAATAGGAACTTTAGTAGTTAAACGAATTGGAGCATTCATTGTGTGCCAAATAACTTTAGAGTGCTCAATAACACGCATTAAGTTAAATGATCTAACCATTCTTTCAACGAATGAAATACGTTTGGTTCTAAAGTGATTTGAATATGATAAGTATAAAACTTGAGAATCTGTAAGGGTTCTTACTTTAGATTCACCAGCAACTTTTTGGGCCCATTCTAAAAAGATCTTTCCAGCTGCATCCTTTTTAATTTGTGGATATAGTGTAGAAGGATCAATTTCTTTAAATCCAATAATTTCCCTTGGGTTTTGTAAATCATCATAAAGAATCTCAAATGCTAAGTGACCTTCAATTAACCATTGATAAAAATACTGCCATGCAGAAATTCCTTCATTGAAACCCCATGCATTGTAAATTTTCTCAAAGTTTTCATTGTATTTGTCAATAACTTTCTCTTGATATTTAAGACGTTGTTCTTTGTTTTTACCTTTATAAAGCATTTCGCCAACCAAATCATTTGGATATGCAAAACGGTTGTCTTCGTCAAAAACAATAACGTCATCGGTAATAGATTCAATTACAAATTCAATTTCGCCATTAGATGCAAGATCTCTTAATCTTTCTCTTTTGGTTGCGTAGTCTAATTGAAAAAATGCAATAGCTTTAGTTCTAAGAGCAGAAGTGGTATCTGAAATTGCCATTGTGGCTCTTGCTAAAGAGTCGGTTTGTGCTCCAGGTAGAGCATTTCCTCTAGCTTGCATTAATTGACTTTCAATAAATCCGATTGATTGTGAGTTCTTAATTAAAAGATCCTCATACTTCATACCAACTCGGCTTAAATCTGATAGTCTTGATTTAAGTCCGCCTAAGCCGATATTGTCTAGAAATCCTGCCATAATTATGCGTTAAATTGTGATATTACTGAGTCCATGCTTAAAGATCTTGTCTGAATACCATCGAAAATGTTTGTTTGGGCAATTCTTGGTACCAGATGAAATGGAATAAGCTTTGGGTTTGTAATAGTTGCTTTTTGATATTTATTTACTGCGTAACGAATGTTAAATCTACCGCCGCTCGCATTTTGAAAAAGGTCAGCTAGTGAAAATGGATTTGCATTAAAACCCATTAATGGAGCGTATTCAGGCAGCTGATATAGTTTTCGGGTATCTCCGATAAACTCTCCTTTATCGTTATATGATTTACTTATGATATTATTAAAGACCTGCCAGAGTATGTTCAGGATAACCTGAGTCGATCCGACGGGCATTACTTTTAGATTTAATATAGTAATGTCAGTTTCTCCATTGGCTAAACATATACCAATTGGAGCTCTATCATAGTACGGTCTTTTAATTGGATATTTTGCTAATTCCCTAGCATCAAGGTATTGATCAGCGGTTGGAATAAGTGAATCGTCAACTGGCTGGGCAAAAAAGGTATAAATGTGACCTGGAATAAAGATAGATTCCGGTAATGGCTGAATATCACCAAAGAATGGATCTTCCATCGCTTCGCCGTTATTTCTAAAATAATCTATTTGGTCACTAAATGTTGTCTTGAGCATCTTTATATTTTACAAACTTTTAAACAAGAAGTTTTCGGTAATAATACCGAACTTAATACCCTTTTGTGCAGCATAGTCCCTGGCCGCCTCAAATTTAGCCTGATTCATAATAAACTGCTTTGCCGCATAGACATAACTTGCAGTTTGTTTATCAGTCATTCGCTTAGGTTTAGTTGGTGGGGAAACATATTTGTTTGGCTTAACTTCAATTAGCCAGTTTTCCTCAGTTCCATTTGCTCCAGCCAATTTAACAAAAAAGTCAATATAGTAAATATGTCCACGTTTATCCATTGGATTATAGTATGGAATACCAAACGGTTCAGAAGAATATTTAAGAACGGATGGACTTGAATCTAACCATTTTAGGAACTTATATTCCCAACTTGATCTATAGATAATTTGACTTGGATCGCCCATATAACGATCTGGATTTTGTGGCCTAAAATACCCTTGCTTAACAGATCCGCCAACTCGTGGTTTAAGAAATGTTTTGATATTTTTCTTTTGATTAGGATCCTTCATATAATATTTATAGATAAACGATATCGTATACTGAATTACTAAAGTGCTTACCTATTAAATCTTGAAATTGTGTAATTGTAAGAGATGGATCCTGTTTATTTAAGAAAAGAAATAAGTCGTTAATATCTTTAATTTTCGACAGTTTAATAATTTGAGTCGGAAACCTTTTCTTTAGCTCTTCCATTAAACTATTCCATAAAAATACAGAATAGCCATCTTTAATAAATGCCAACATTGAATCTTTTCCAGCTTTATCACGGTCAAATATGATTTTAATATCAACTGCACCCATTGCCTTTAAGATAGATTTAGCTTTGGAAACTCCAGAAGTTGCTAATCCATTCTTTAAAAACATTGAGTCAATTTGACCTTCCGCTACCATTAGCGGCTGAGTAAAGTCTACATTTAAGATATTAAAATAGTTATTGAGATAGTTTGCATCATCAATAATTTCTGGCGTATCTTTATTAGTAAAGATTTTAGAAACCTCGTTATAAGATTTAATTAAGTATTTTCGATCAGTAAATGGATCTAAACTTCTAGTGGCAAGTCCTAGGATTTTACCAGAGCGGTGATCAAAGTTAAAAATATAAACTTTATTATCCATTGCATCAGCATACATAATATCACCAAAGTTTTGAACTTTAGTTAAACCTCTAGATTGAGCAAACTTATATGCAGCGGAATTTTCTGAAATTTGATCTAATCTTCTTAGAGAAAACCGGTTAATTACATCACTAATTGAAATCATGCCTTTTCTATTAGAAGTTAAGAATCTAACAAGGTGATTTTCAGTAGTTTTTTTGTAATTTACTTCAAGATCCTTTTCTTCTAAGAATAGTGAAGAAATAATTCCATATTGATTACTTAAACTTGCAACAAACTCAGCAAGACTCATCCATGCCATGCAACCATCATTAAAACACTTATACGTTTTGGTTTCCATATAGAGGTGACCTCTTTTTTTGGAAGCTTTAACTTTAGAGTCTCCACAAAATGGGCATGCAAAATTTAATTTGCCATCGCTCTCTTCAATAGTCTGCTTATCATGAATGCCAGGAAATCTGGCGCCCATGACACTTTTTACAAACTTTGAAACCTCATTTATTTCCATCTAGATTAATCTTCTACTTCTTCTAGCTCGTCTTCTTCGACTACAACTGCTTTGGAAGCTTTCTTTTTCTTAATTTTATCAATATATTTAGTAAGTTCTGCTTCTGGAACAACCACTGTATTTAGACCGTATTTAGAAACAATACTTAGATATTGTGGCATCAATTGAGGCGGAATTGCTAGATCTGGATTTGCAATAAACTCTTGAAGAGATTCTGGGACTAAAGTATTTTCAAATGTTTCAGAATCTACAATATGGATAGGGAAATCTTGGATTTCTTGACCCTTTTTGGGTTTATGTTTAACTACCTCAATTGCACGACGTAATTGTGGATTAATTTGAGGTAATCCCATTGCAAGAAGCAGCTTATTTAAAGGTTCGCAAATCAAACGAAAGAATTGCTGATCTTTATCCATCGGTAAGGCAAATTCAGTTGGATAAACACCCGGAGAAAATGCAAAAATATCAAATTCATATGGATTAGGAGCAGCATAGTAAAATTTAACTTTACCGCTAATTACACGATTGTATTTTTTATTACCAGTTTCTTTTAGCATGAAATTATGATAGGATGCTGCTCGTGTATAGATCGGAACGCCTTTATCTAATTTTAAAGGATGTTCGCTCTTAACATACTTATCATAGGTACGAACAGAAAACGAGAAACAAATATCATCTGGCGAAAGAGTTTCCATTTCAGCTCGTAGAGCTTGTAATTTAGGAATAAGTTCATCTTCAAGATCTAAATCATAACCACGATCTAGAAAGAAATCATATAGTTTTTCAAGGTGAGCTCTTGCCCAGATTGGATAAGAAGATTGAACTTTTTCAAGACCTTTTACAATTTGACTTTCTTTTTCGGCCAATTCTTCAGCTGGATTATCTTCATAACTTACCTTAAGAACATATTTCTTTTTAGCACACCAAATTGCAGCTCTGGAAAGATTCTCCATCTCAAATTCTTGGCGATTATCAGTATTAAATGCAGTTGCATATTTTTGAAAAGCTGCTCTAAAATAACCGCTTAGTCTTTCGCGATTAATTGCCAAACAAAACTTAAGAGCTTCTGTATCAGTTAAAGAAAAACCTTCAATCGACTTAATTGCTGGATGAAAACTAACATAACACGAATCGGTGTCAGTATAAATTGCAGCGTCTTCTGTGACTTGATTAATTTTTAGATTGGATATACCAAGCTTTTCGTGTAATTCAGTGTCTAGATGCCATTTTTCTGTAAAGTAGTGATTTACTGCTTTAATTGAAAATTTAATAAGGTCTTGGCCTTGAAGAGTAATCGACTGTGCAATATCTGTATCATGAAAATAGAAATATTTGTTACCGAAGGCTCCATAAAACGAGTTAATCAAGATTTTTAGAGCATTTTGCTCAAGATTAAGACGTTTGATCTCTTTGTCTAATTGTTCTTTAGTTTGCATACATAAGTGTTTTACTCGGTTGGTGTTCATAGTTTAACCTACTAGTATAATACTAATAAATAATAAAAATTAGCATGGCATTGGTAGCACAAGACAGAACCCTATCTAAAGTTTACGCAAATTATCCATTTTTGCGAAATTTTCCATTCCAGGACTTTCAAATTGAGGCCGAGGAGATAAAAAGGCCACAGCCAGAAGACGGGGAGTTTGCCTCGGCGCCTTCTTCTATCACAAATCCATTTGTTATTAACTTTGTCTATACACGAGAGAAGCAAAAGACTGCAATTTCAGTTTTCGATAGAGAATTAGACTGGCTAAGTACCAGAGCAGAGCTAATTACTAAACTGGATGACATTGTTCATATCATAAATGAGGCTTTGCCATCTGGAGACATTATCAAAAAGAGGGATGCTGTACTTGTAATTGAACATTGGCTTAAAAAGATCGCAGACGATCGTGCCACCCTAAATTATAGTACATTTAATGATATTTTGATGCGCCTGATCGGTGTAACACAGCTCAAAGAGACCGTTCAATTGATAAATAACATTAATAAATTATCTTCTGGTGCAAATGTAATAAAAATGGATAAAAAGCAATACGATATTATTATGACGTATTACGATTTCCAAATGATTTATTGCAAATTGGTACTTGGGATAATTATTGCAGCAAAAATATCGCTTTAACATGTCGAAAATCGACCAGTTTTTAAATTACCTATCCACTATTAATGAATCAACGATTCAGATAACTAAGCAGGACTATCAAAAAATTTGTGCGATTAGAGATAAGGTTACTGAACTAGCAGTTAAGGTCTCACAACAAACTACTCAGGTTAGCTCCACTCCAATAAAAGAAAAAGCTAAATCCATAGCATATCAACCGGTTAATGAATCTTCAATACTTCTTTTTGAAGAATTTACAAATAAAGCAGCAGGCAGAGATACTTTAGCTGAATTGAATGAAATGACATTTGGCCAACTTGAAAGAATTGCAGACTATGCAAATATGATTAAAGACAGAATGGCTAAAGGCGAACAATTGGAATCTTGGATGTATTCTCAATTAACAGTTTCTCTAGAAAACCTAAATTCAGTGCACGATGCAATGGATGGAAATGATGGTAGAGTAGAATAAAATGAAGCATATTAAACTATTTGAAAATTTTAACAGAGAATATCTAAAGACTAATAATAATTCTTTAGTTGCTTTTTATGCAGATAAGCTTGGAGATTTTTGGTTAGAAAAGGATTTACTTGAAAAACTGGAACAGTTTGAATCAAGAGTCGACTCACTATTTTCAGATAGCTGGAATTTAAATAGAGGACGCAGCCACTACAATGGAGACTACTTTGCTCTAAATGTAAAAGTTTATAGTTATCCAGATGAAGATGAAGTTCAGGCAAAGGTTGGTATTGAACTTGATGAGGAAAGACTTTCTGATATTTGGTATAGATGGTTGCAGGATCAAGCCGAAATGTTTCAAGAAGATATTGAACAATCATATGATTGGGTTGGTCATGTTGGTTGGGGCGGAAATAGTGGCGGATGGTTACACCTTTCGCCAGACAATGGAGCAGATCGATTATTAGAATATGCTGAAGAGACTATTCAAATGTATTTAGATACCAAAGAATGGTATGAAGAAGATGTTATTGCTGATGTAGCAAAGGCAATCAATAGTCCTCAATGGAAACGCCTTTCTGAACTTGGTTTAGTTGAAGATGAAGATGCAGTAAAAGAAATTACTGATAAATTAACTGAAGCCATTAATTGGTTTAAAGCTGAACTTGCTAAACTCGATCAAATCGAAGAAGATCTTAAAGATATTCAACGTCAACACAGATCGTTTGAACAAAATGCAAAGAAATATTTTCTAGAGTTCTTAGAAGAAGAAATTGCAGACGGCCACTTAAGTTAGTCTTTAATAAACTTACTTAAATCATAATTGTGCTTAGACACAATCCACTTTTCCTTTTCATAAATTTTCTCACGAACCTTACCATGTTTTACAATGTAACCATTTAGATCGTCAATTAGATCATAGATTGTTACTTTGCTTTTTCCTGCCAATTTACGCATTCCACGACCTACTGCTTGGCGAATAGTAATTTCAGACTTATAGCTTTCTGCAAAAATAATGCTCTGCACATTTTTTAAGTCAATACCAGTCGCAAAGGTTGCATAACTTGCAACTAGGGTTACGTTAGAACCTGCTTCCATTGCATCTTTATATTCAGCTCGGTCATCTCCACTTACTTCACCATCAATATAGAATGAATTTGGATTCCACTCAGAAATTCTCTCTTTAATTCGCTGACCGTATTTGTCCTTTACATTAATAAACAGGATTAAGGTATTTCCACCTAGCTTTTTAACTAGCGATGAAATAAAATCTACACGAGGTTCGTATGAAATAATAAAATCCTTTTCCATTTGGAACATATTCTTTCCATAGTCTTCAATACGATGGAATTGACTTTTACCATGTTCCTGCATGTATTTGTAGTTTTGAATAAAAGGCTCGTTCTCTGGATATTTTAGGGAAAGTATCTTAATAAACACGTCTGGTGAGTGTTTGTTTTCAATTAAGAAACTAGATTTAAGAGTCATGCTTAGAGGGCCGATGTATTCTTGGAT